CGATCATGACTCTTTATGATGTTTGGGTTTATAACGGTTGGAAGGATGACCTGCCGGTCATTTCGTGGGTGCCGTTGGATCATGTGACGTTGCCTCCTGGGGTTGCCCAGTTTCTTCGGCGGGAGAATGTGACTTCGGTGGCGATGGCCCCGCATGGGAAACGACAGTTGGATAATGCCGGGATAGATTCCGTTTATATTCCTCACGCTGTGAACACGAAAGTCTTTGCTAAGACTCCGAAGATTATGGGGCCGGATGGGATGATGCCAACCCGTGAGCTGTTGGGTGTGAGTGATGACACGTTTTTGGTGGCGATAGTGGCCGCTAATAAGGCTAACGGGATTATCCATCGGAAGGCTTACGATGTGAACTTTATGGCGTTTTCAGCGCACCTTCGTTCGCACCCGGATTCTCATTTGTATGTTCACGCGGATCCGGCGGCTAATGTGGGCGGGTTTGATTTGGGGTTGTTGGCTAGGGTGTGTGGGATTCCACCGGAGAAGATTACGTTTGCTAATCGGGATAAGTATCGGGTGGGGTATTCGCAGGCAGAGTTGGCGGCACTTTATTCGGCTGCGGATGTTCTGTTGGCTCCGTCGTATGGGGAAGGGTTTGGGGTTCCTACTATTGAGGCTCAGGCTTGTGGCACTCGGGTGATTGGTTCGAGTTGGGCTGCTACAGCCGACCTTGTGGCGGAGGATGGCTGGTTGGTTGAGGGGCAACCGTTCTGGGATGAACCACAGAAGGCGTTCTACCAGGTGCCACTGCTGGACTCTGTAGTGTCGGCTCTCGCGTTGGCGGATAAGGAGCGCGGCTTCTCAGCCGTGTCACGAAAGTTTGCGTTGCAGTTTGATGAAGAACTGGTGTGGTCTGATTACTGGATGCCGTTCCTGAAGGAGTATTTTGCGTGAGGTTGTCACACTTCTACCACGTCTACGCGGATGGGGATTGGGAGATTCCTGCCACGGAACACTTTGAAGAGCTTCGCGTTTCAGGTTTACTCGATGAGCTTGACGGAATCTATTTGGGTGTGGTGGGGTCGCGTGAGAACCGGCGGAAAGTAAAACGGGCGTTACGTCATCATGTGACAGTGGAGGCTGTTGAGGGTTGGGAGCAGGTTACGTTGAATAAACTCCGGGACTTCTGCCAAACCGATGATGGGGTGGTGTTGTACGCGCACACTAAGGGGGCTTGGTCGCAGAGTGAGTTGGCTCGGGTGTGGCGTGTTTCGATGACTCATGATGTTGTGACACGGTGGCGTGAGTGTGTTTATGCGTTGGAGAAGGTTCAGTGTGCGGGGCCGTTTTGGTTGAGGTCGTGGGAGCCGGAGCACGTTGATCATGAATCGTTTTTTGCAGGAAACTTTTGGTGGGCGCGATCCGATTATGTTCGCACCCTCGAGCCGGTGGGTTTAGAGAATCGGTTTCAGGCTGAGGGCTGGATAGGTTTGGGGAAACCTTCGGTAAAGATTATGCGTGAAGGCTATTCGTATTGGGGGAACTTTTGGGCACAGGATTGAAAATCTATACGGGTGGAACTTTTGATTTGTTTCATTCTGGCCATGTGAACTTTTTGGGTAAGTGCGCTGACCTTGGTGAGGTTGTGGTGGCTTTGAACACTGACGAGTTTATTGCCGGCTATAAGGGCAAACCTCCGGTGTGCTCGTTTTCGGAGCGTCTGGCAGTGTTGGAGGCGTGTGTGTGGGTTGACAAGGTTATCCCTAACTATGCGGGCGCGGATTCTAGGCCGGCGATTGAGTCGGTGCGACCTAACATCATTGCGATTGGTACGGATTGGGCTCGCAGGGATTATCACGCGCAGATGGGGTTTGACCAGGATTGGCTTGACGAGCGCGACATTTCGTTGATTTATATTCCGTACACTGCCGGGATTTCCACCACGAACCTGAAGGAGCGTAGTGCTAATCGTTATCGGCACCAGTCCTGACCGGGTGGAGTGGTTGGCGGCATCCTCCGAATCTATTGGTAGGGAACACATTGTTGTTTCTAACTGGGGTTTCGAGTTGGGGAAGATTCGTTGGGTGATGGACAACACTACGGCTGAACGGTTCCTGTTTTTGCAGGATTCGTGGGTGGTGAAAACTTCGGCCTTCTTTACCCTGTTAGATGACACTGTGGGTTCTGTGGCGCTAACCCAAGACCCTTACTTCTTTGGTTGCTTCGCGGGAGTGTATGAGCGCGGGGTGATTGAGGACATCGGGGTGCCGGTCATTGAAACAAAGTTCGAGGCTGTCCAGGCTGAACGGTTCTGGCATGAGTCCTATGTGATGACCGCGGGGGAACCTACCGTGTTGTTCCCTGACCTGACCGATGAGAACGCTACCGAGGTGCGTTTTCATAATGGGCGGGACAACCTTATCCTTGAGAATGAGTATGTTGTGAAATATAAGGGGACTTGGAGGGAAGACCAATTATTGAGAACCTGATTGTGCCGGTGCTAAACCGTTACGACCTACTGGATCGCATGGTGTCGAGCATTGACTACCCGGTGGAACATTTGCTTATCATTGACAACGGTGCTTCGAGTGTGTTGGAGGATATGGCGATTGATGTGCCGGCGTGTGTGGAGCACACCACCTACCTGCCGATGCCGGCGAATCTGGGGGTGGCTGCATCATGGAATTTGGGGATAAAGTCGTTTCCGTATGCTGAACGCTGGTTTATTGCCTCGAATGACGTGCGTTTCGAGCCTGGTGCCCTTCAGAGGCTCTCAGAGGCCCGTACAGACGAGATAACCCTGTCTAAGATGTTCCCTAACTGGCAGACGTTTGCGCTCGGCTATGAGGCTGTCAGGCGTGTGGGTTTGTTTGATGAGCGTTTCTTTCCAGCATTCTGTGAGGACAACGATTATACGTTTCGTGCGGAGCAGGCTGGGGTTACGATCCGGTCAATCGAGGTGCCGATGATTCATGACAACAGTTCGACAATAAATTCCGACCAAGACTTATTTGAGAATAACGCTCGCACTTTTCCTACAAACGCGGCCCTGTATTACGACAAGGTGGCACGGGAGGATTTCAGTGCAGGGTTTTGGGATGTGGAACGGCGCAGACTGAACGGGTGGGAGGCCGGGCGGTAGAATGGTGGTTGGAGGTTTATTTTGGCGATTGTGAATGGGTACGCGACACTTTCCGAGGTGAAGGCTGCAGCTCGCATCACCGACACGATTGATGACGGGTTGTTGGAGATGGCGATTGAGTCCAGCTCCCGCGATATTGATGCTTACACTGAGCGCGTGTTTTTCAGCACGGGTGCAACAGCTGTGGCTCGTGTGTATATTCCGCAGGACATTTATTTGGTGGAAACGGATGACATCATTTCGGTGACCACGTTGAAGTCTGACAGCACCGGCAACGGCACGTTTGACATCACTTGGGCTGCTAAGGATTACCAATTGGAGCCGTTGAATGGTTTGGCTGGTGGAATTTCCACACCAGCGACCAGGATTCGGGCGATCGGTGACTATCTGTGGCCGGTGTATGAGCCTCGGAATGTGAACAGTAATCAGGCGAGCGTGCAGGTGACGGGTGTGTTCGGGTTTGCTTCTATCCCGAGCGCTATCAAACAGGCAACCATCCTGGCTTCACTTAGGGCGTATAAGCGGTATGAATCCCCAACGGGGGTGCTCGGATTTAGCGACAGCGGAGTGGTTAGAATCGGCAGGCTTGACCCTGATGTCGAACGGCTGATTCAGCCTTACAGGAAGCTTCGTTTCGCGTGAGCATTAGCCTGATGCGGGCTGGCCTCGCAACAAACATGAACACGATCACGGGCCTTCGCACTTATGCGGAGATTCCTGACGATCCGATGATGCCCGCAGCTGTCGTGCAGTTGGGTTCAGTCACCTACAACAGTGCTTTCGCTAAAGGGTTGACCGAATACAGTTTCGTGGTGACAGTGATTTTCGGGCGGCTTGCGACAGTGCAGGCGCAGAAGAACCTTGACGCTTTGATTAGTACCGGGTCGGGTTCACTTAAGACGGCCATTGAGGTAGATCGCACTCTGGGCGGGAACGCTTTTGACACGAGGGTTTCTGAGATGACTAACATCACCTCCGTTACAATTGGAGATATAACTTACCTTTCGGCAGATTTTGCCGTGACCGTGTTCGCACTATAAGGAGAAAACTGTGGCAAAGTTTGTCGCTACTAACTACAACATCACAATCAACGGGACTAATTTCAGTTCTGATATTGCTGCAGTCACATTTGACCTGAGTGCGGCAGAGCAGGAAGTTACGGCATTTTCGGACACCTTTGTCCAAAGAATTTCGGGCTTGAAGGATGCTTCGGTCACACTTGACTGGCACCAGGACTTTGCCGCTTCGGGTGGCGTGGATGCTGTCATCTTCCCGCTTCTGGGAACCGGCGCAACCGTCACCGTTGTCCCTAACGGTTCTGCTGTTACTTCGAGCAACCCGTCTTATTCAGGAGTGTTCTTGGTCACTGAGTACAGCCCATTGGCTTCCAGTGTCGGGGATCTAGCCACGTTCAGCACCTCGTGGCCATTGAGTTCGGGTACGGTAACCAGGAGTACTGTCTAAGTATGAATCCAATAAACCTACAAGTTACTTTCATTGACGAAACAAGCGTTGAGTGCTCAGCTATTGCAGCCGACCTCATTGCGTTTGAGGCACGCTTCGATTTGAGTGTTGCCCGCCTGGGGGATGAAGTGCGTTTGACGCATATGTTTTTTTTGGCGTGGCACGCTCTGAAGCGTACCGGGCACACCACTGATGAGTTTGAGAAGTGGGTTGAGTCTGTTTCGATGGTGGCTGAGGCTCCCACAAAAAAATAAAGGGGCTCGGTGAGTCGAGCCTTCACTGGGAGATTGCGGCCCTTGCTTGCGAAACGGGGATTAGCCCGTTGGAGCTGATGAAGCTTGAGCCTCGAATGTTGTGGACTATTGAGCGTTATCTGATTGCGCGTGCTCAGGCTCAGAGTGGTAAGCGGGGCCGGCGGTAGAATAGGGGTATGCCCGCTCAGTTCACTGTCAAAGCCTCCGATTTGAAGGTGCTTTTGGCTGAGTTGCGGAATGTTGATCCTGGGTTGCGTAAGGCGCTCCAAAAGGAGATGCGTGACGATCTGAAACCCATTGTGACCCGGTTGGCTGGTGGGGTTCCGAAAGCTTCCCCGTTGTCTGGGTTTGCTAATGCTCCGACTGGTAGCCGGTGGCGGTGGGCTGGGGTTTCTGGTCGGACTCAGACGCCTTTGGGTAAGCGGGCGAAGAAGCCTGGGTTCTTTCCTGTGGTGTCTATGGCGTTTCGTTCACGGGGTAAGGCTGCTGGTTTTGAGATTTTGGAGTTGGCTGGTTCTAAGAGTTCTGGGTCTACTCCGCAGGGGCGCGGAATGATTCGAGCGTTGAATGCTGCGGCACCGATGATGAGCGGGTTGGGTCGTTTCCTGATTCCGCAGGCTAAGGGTGAGGCTGAGCCGGCTGTGGCGATTGCCCGAAACATTATTGAGAAGTATGTGGCGTTAGTCAACAGGAGGATTTCGTGAGCGGTTCAATCAATATCCCGGTGGTGTCTAAGTTTGACCCGACTGGTATCAAGCAGGCTCAGACAGCTTTGGGCGGGTTTGGCAAGGCTGTGGCTGGGTTTGGTGCCATTGTTGCGGGTGCGTTCGCTGTTAGGGCTATCGGGAACTTCGCTGCGGAAACGATCCGTATGGGTCAAGAGGTTTTGCAGTCGAATGCTGTGTTGAAGCAGGTGGCGAAAACTACGGGTCAGTTTGGTGGGGAACTGGATGCGGTTACTGGTCGGCTTATCAAGTTTGCGGATGCTCAGGAGTTGCGTCTTGGTGTTGATGCTGAGGTTGTGAAGAGTGTTCAGGCGCAACTGTTGTCGTTCAAGGCTTTGGGTGCTTCGGCTGGTGAGGCTGGTGGGAGTTTTGACCGGGCTACGAAGGCCGCGTTTGACATGGCGATGGTGTTGAAACGGGATGCTTCTGGTCAGGCGATTGCTTTGGGTAAGGCGTTGGAAGACCCGATTCGGGGTATTACTGCGTTGCGTAAGGGTGGCACCACGTTTACGGAGCAACAGCAGGAGCAGATTAAGACTTTGGTTCAGTCGAACCGCTTGCTCGATGCTCAGGCTTTGATTTTGACGGAGGTGGAGTCACAATATGGTGGGGCGGCTGAGGCTGGGGCGTTGTATTCGGATCGGTTCCGGTTGGGGTTGGAGCAGATAAAGGAGACGATTGGTATTGCCTTGTTGCCTTCGTTCCAGGGGTTTGTCGAGTATTTCCTGACCAATGTTGTGCCACCTTTGACAGAGTTTTTTGAAGTAAAGTTTCCGACTTTGCTCAGGGACATTGGGGCTACGTTTTCGGCGCTTCAGCCGGCGTTCGAGCAGGTTGGCATTGCCATTCGTAAGGCTTTCAACATTAGTGAAGAGAACACGCTGCTAGAAGGGTTCTTGATAAACATTGAGAAGCTAAGCAAGAATGAGGCGTTCCTGGGGTTCTTGGAGCAAATGATTATCGGGTTTGCGAAACTCCTGCCTGACCTTATCAAGTTGCTTCCGTTGATGGTTCAGTTGGCTGAGCAGGTCATCCCGTTGTTGCTTCAGCTGTTGCCGCCACTGATTAGTTTCGTCACCTTCTTAGGCGATGTGATTGGTGGGGTGGCTGGGATGTTCACGGATTGGAACTTTGTCACTGTGGCTACCACTGAGAGTTTGGAAAACTTGGGTATTAGCTCAGAAAACTTGATTCCGGGTCTTGGTGCTTTGTCTGACGGTTTGGGTCGGATTGCGGATGCGTTCAGGGGTGCTTATGAACGTGCGAAACAATTCTTCGACCAACTGTCCAGAAAGACTCCTGCCGGGGTGAGTTTGCCTAACTTTGGTGAGCGGGCTCAGGGTGGGCGTGTGACGGGTGGTATGCCGTACCTAGTTGGTGAGCAGGGGCCGGAGGTTTTCATGCCGGGTCGTGGCGGGAACATTGTGCCGAATGACCGGCTAGGCGGTGGTGGCACGAACATCACAATCAATGTGACGG